GCGGTTTTATCGTTTCTGACGGTACGAACGTGCGCCTTAGCAACCTTGGCAATCAGCTTGTTACCTCCCTTTACGTTGTTGTTGGCAGTGAGCAAGCTGCCCCCGGCACCTACAACACTTAAAGGAGGTTCGTATGGACGCTAATGCTGTAGGTACACAACTGCCAAGTCGGTTCGGACAGATTCTTCTTGGACAGCTTATTAGTGCCAACATGAACTCCACAAGCGATCAACAGATCACTATTTTCTCTGCGCCAGCGAAGTTTATTGTTCGCCGTATTGTGGTGACCAATGCTTCAACGAGCTTGTCAACGGCTGTCGGTGGTATCTACCCTGCTGCAAGCAAGGGTGGTACGGCGGTCGTTGCTAACTCGCAAGCCTACTCAGGCTTGTCGGCTGCAACGAAATTTGTTGATCTTACAATTGCATCGGGCTACACCTCGGGTGGTGATATTTTGACCGTCAAAAATCTGTTTTTGTCTTTGACGACTCCCCAAGGCGGTGCCGCAACAGCCGATGTCTATGTGTATGGAGATATTATTACATTATGAGCAAAAGCATCTTTGTAACGAATAGAGGAAATCTGCCTGTAACGGGTCGTTTTGAAAACAGGGAGTACGTTTTCGACTGCGGCAAGGAGGTAGAGATTTCTCTTGAGTGTGCAAAGCATATTTTTGGTTATGGTGTTGATAATAAAGAGCCTTACTTTGTTAGGCTTGGATGGATGAAAATGAACACAGACTTGCCCATTGCATTGCAACGCATGTCTGAGTTTGTTTTTTCCTCTGAGCCATATAAACCCGTCCACTTGTCAGCCCCGGTGGTGGAGCGAGTAGCCGCACCAATGCCCGAGCCTAAAGCCCGTGGTAAAGGTGCGGCCAAAGTCCATGCCCATTGAATATGAGCATGTATGCCTACGCTAAACGATTACATCGTCGAAACTCGGCGACTACTGCATGATGTTAATGGGAATTTTTGGACTACCCCAGAGATAATTGACTACGTTAATGACGCTCGTGCCCACGTTGTACAAGACTCTGGGTGCAAAAGAGTCATTCAATCGTTCACAATGGCAATTGGTCAAGAAACCATTGCCTATTCCTCGCTACCGCAGGGCAGCAATACCATTGATGTGCTTAACATTAACCTCTATTGGGGCGACAGCCGCTTTCCCATGTACTACATGGCGTGGTCAGACTTCAATGCTCAGTTGCGGTTTTGGCAAAACTACAATGGCAGGCCAATAGCGTTTTCTATTTATGGCGGTAAAACAATTTACATTGGCCCAAAGCCCGATCAAACGTATGAGTTAGAGCTTGATACGGTTGTTTTGCCAACAGATTTAGTAAACACTAGCGACGAGGACAATGACATCGTATCGCCGTTCGATGAGGCTGTAGCCTACTATGCGGCAAGCCGAGCCAAGTACCAAGAGCAGAGCTACGGTGAGTCAGAAATCTTCAAACAAGAGTACACAAAACAAGTTATTGGAGCGTTAAACAGCACGTTTACTCGTCGCTTGCCCTCCCCTTATCAGTCGGGGTACTAAATGGCAGCGTTAGAGCAGAAAAAGTCTTACTTCGTAGCGAAGGACTTTAAGGGCATCAATGTCACGAACAACCGTACCGCTATTGGCGAGGGGGAGTTTTCGTGGCTTGAAAACACGCAACCGATTGGTTTTGGCAACGTCAAGATTGTTAATGCACCCAACACCATAGATACAGTTACGTTTGCCAATACGGTCACTTACATGGCCTCAGCAAACATCAACAACACCGAGTTTTTGTTTGCCTTCCAAGAAGACGGGTCGGCTCAATTCGTTAATGTTCAAAACAATACGCAAGGCAACTTAGCCGCAGCCAACACCTTTTCCAATGTCAATGTGCAAGTTGTGCAATGGAAAAACGAACGAATCCTTATTATTGACCCCAATAACGGGTACAAAACATGGGATGGCACGAATCTTGTCGATATAGGCTCTGTCGGTAGCGTCACAATCAATGACGGTGGTAGCAACTACACCAATGTTGTTGTGTCTTTTAGCGTCCCTGACCAGACAGGTGGCGTACAGGCCACGGGTGAGGCCGTTACTCTATCCAATACCATCGTAGAAATACTGGTGACGGAGGCTGGAACAGGCTATACATCGCCTCCTACGATCACGATTACCGATGCAGGAGGGTCAAATGCCAATGCAACCTGCACACTATTTAATCAATCGGGCACTGGCATTGCAACTTTTTCAGGCCGTGCATGGATAAGTGAAGATCGCACGGTGTATTACAGTGCCGCAGACACTTACAACGACTTTATCAATGTAAGTTCAGGCTTCTTAACGCTTACAGATTCCACGCTTAGAACCAACATTGCGACAATTATTGCGGCAAATAACTTCCTATACATCTTTGGAGAGGACTCAATCAACGTCTTTTCCGATGTGCGTGTCAATTCAGTCACAGGCGAAACCCTGTTCACCAACACCAATGTGTCGGCATCCATTGGTTCAGGCTTTAAGTACGCTATTTTTCCGTACTTCCGAAGCATATTGTTCCTCAATCGCTACGGTGTGTACGCACTTGTAGGTGCTACAACCAGCAAAATTAGTGATTCCATTGACGATGTATTTACAAGCATCGACTTTTCGTTACCGATTACAGCAGGTCAAGTCCTTATCAACAACATTCTTTGCGCCGCTTGGACGTTTGTTTACAATGATGAGGGCACACCACGCACGATTCAATTGGTTTTCTTTGATCGCAAGTGGTTTATTACAAGCCAAGGTAGCGCCATTACTCGTACAGCACCGGCTACAATTAGTGGCAACATCATTATGTACGGCACCACAGGCACAGACCTTATTCAGTTCTATGCTAACAATACGACTGGCATCAATTGGGAGTTAGAAACAGCACTGTGGCCTATGGGCGACCCTATTCGGGATAAGCAAGCCCTTAAAGTAGGGGTAGAAGCTACTCTTGGTGGTGGATTTGCCTCTTTACAAGCGTTTATTGACTCGGAAAACCAACAATCTCCAGCAATAGACTTTGCTAATTCTGTTTTTTGGGTCAACAACAGTGGCACGGTCATCCCGTGGATCAATAACAGTAGTCAGCAAATTGGCTGGACAAGCCAAGGCGGTTCTGTAACCAGTGGCTATTTTTTATACCGATCTGATGCGAAAATGTTTGGTAAATATCTAGGTTTAACCTTAACTGGAAACACCACGCCGTTCACCATTAACGGCTTCCAACTTGAACATGAATTAAGAGCGAGGTTCTAACATGGCACTCCCCGTAACCGTACCGAATCAGTTTGCAACTGCAACGGCTTCTATCCCGTTATCGCAACTTGATACCAACTTCACCACCCTATCTAACGCCATTAACGGCATTGCCAACGGCGTAGAAAGCCTAGCCAATGTGCAGGTCACGGGTGGCAACATTGCTAACGTAACCATTGCTGATGTAACAGTGACTAGCGGCAATGTTACGGCAACCAACGTCACGGCAACACAGGCTAATGTAACAACGGCCCTAGTAACAAATTTAGAATCTGGCAATGTAACTATCACTGGTGGAAGCGTTTCCAACGTCACAATTAACACTTCTAACGTAGCTGGTGGCGATGTTGCTAACGTAACAACCTCCAACGTAGCCCTAAAGTTTTACAACGTCACAGGAGCCGATTTAGGCACTACCAGCGGCAATGTCACGATTGCGCTTTCTACAGGCAACTTTTTTAGTGCTACGACAAATGCTAATGCAACGTGGATATTTGCTAATGCAAGCCCTGCTAACTCGCTAAGTGGTGTGGTGCTTGCCCTTACAAATGGCGGTGCTTACGATCAAACGTGGACAAACGTAGCTTGGTCTGGCGGTTCTGCACCTACGCTCACGGCGGCTGGCCTCGACATATTGGTGTTCGTGTCTTATGACGGTGGCACGAATTGGAACGGTATGCCTGCTTCTTTGGACTCGCAATAATGGCTGATCTTATTTCTATGCTTGCTGCTGCCGCTGGTGCTGGCGGTGAAGATGTTGACCCAGACTTCGCCAACACAGTCCTACTCCTCCACGGTGACGGTACGAACGGAGCGCAGAACAATACCTTCCTAGACTCCAGCACAAACAACTTCACCATCACGAGGAACGGCAACACCACGCAGGGTAGCTTCTCCCCGTTCAGCAAGCCTGATGGGAGGTGGGGGAATTATTTTGGGTCAAACACAGCAAACCTAAAGTTTGCATCTAATGCTGCGTTTGCCATAGGAACAGGAAATTTTACCGTAGAGTGTTTTGTGAACTTTGATGCGTGGGCAAGTACGAATCAAAGAATTTTAATGCAAGATGTAAGCGGTGGATCTACGTTACAAATTGGAAGGGAT